TAGCCGATGCCGCCGGCGCCGACGATCAGGCCCAGGCTCCCGGCCAGCCCCACCTTCGAGAGCCCCAGGGCGGAGTTCAGCGGGCGCATCATCGCCAACGCCCGTGTCGCGCCGCCAATGACGTTGTAAAGTCCCTTGCTCATGCCCAGCATCGGCGAGATCACGCCGCTCATCGCCACCTTGACGCCCAGCAGACCCACCCCCACCTTCGCCAGCGTCGGAATCGCGTTCCGGTTCTGCTCCACCCAACTCCCGATCGCCTCGATCACCGGCTGCAGCGCCGTCAGCACGTCCGTCAGCACCGGAGCCAACTGCGTCCCCACCGTGACTGAAAGCGCCTGCAGGTTCGATTGCGCCTGCTCCAGTTGACGCGCCGTGCTCTCGTTCATCTCCTCGAACGCCGCCTGCGCCGCCCCCGCCGAACTCTCCATTCCCCGCAAATCCTCAGCGAACACCTGAGCATTCTGCCCCGTCACGCCCAGAACCGCGTTGATCGCCTCTACCGAACCCAGCATCTTCCGAAGCATGTCCGAGCTGCCTCCAGACGCCTTCACGAACATCTCCGCAGCCGCAGCGAACCCCCGCGTCTTCACCACGTTCTCATCGTACTGTATGCCCAACTCTTTGAAACGCGCCTTCGCCGCATCCGTCGGGCTCAGCATCGCCGTCAGCGCCGCGCGAATCTGCGTCGTCGCCTGCGCCGTCGGCGTGCCCTGCTTCGTAATCGTCGCAATCGCCGCCGACACCTCCTCGAACCGCACGTTCGCCGACGCCGCGATCGGAGCCACGTTGAACATGTACGCCGCCAACTCGCCAAAGGTCGTGCCGCCCCGCTTGATTGTCTCGAACATCACGTCCGAAACCCGACCCGCCTCGCTCGCCTGCATGTGAAACGCGTTGAGAACCGTCGTCAGACCATCCACTGCCGTCTTCGTATCCGTCACGCCGCCGATCGCAGCCTTCGACGCCGTCTCCATGAACGTCAGCAGGTTGTCCTGCGGCACCCCTTTGCTCACCACCTGATACAGCGCATGCGTGGACTCAATCGCGTCCACCCCCATTCGCTTCGACAGATCCAGCACATCGCCGCTCAACGACTTAAACTCCGTCTGCGAGAGGCCCAACATCGTGTTGACCTCGCGCATCCCCTTCTCGAACTGAATGGCGTCGTAGAGACCCTTCCCCAGCACACCAGAAATCGCCGCGCCCGCGATACCCGCGGCGCGCCCCATCTGATCGAACCCGCGGCCCATCTGGCCCACCGCCTTGCTCGCCAGACTCTGGCCCTCCCTCAAGCCCTTCCGCAGACCATCGGTCTTCGCCGTGATCCACAAAACCGCCGTGCCGATCGTGCCCTCACGCGCCATACTCTCGTCTTTCAAACTCGGGTCAAGGGTGCGTGCACCCTTGTGGGGAAAGCAACGCTTCGCGTTGCCGGGGCTGAGCCCCGAAGAACATCATCCATCAACCCTTCTTCTCCCCATACTTCCTCACGTAATCCGTCGCCGACAACCGCTCCATCTTCCCGCCGCTCCTCGCGTCCTTCATCCGCTCGTTCTGCCGCGTCAGCCGGGCTCGCAACGCCCGCACCATCCGATCCAGCAACTCGTCCGACCAGCGCTCCACGATGTGATCCGGCGGCACATGCCACTCCGACAGGCACGCCTCAAGGTTCGCAATCAGGTGGCCGTCAGAGGCTCGCCCGAGGCGATCCGGCCAAGTGTCTCGGTCAACCGGTACAGCGCCCGAACGAAAGGGAATGCCACCTCCACAATCCGCGTTCCCGCCTCGAGCAACTCCTCATCCGACGCCTGCCGGCACTGCTCGCGAATCTCCGGCGCATACACCTCCGGAATCGTCATCACCACATCCGCCCGTTCGAACAGCGCCCGGCAGAAGTCCGCCTGGGCATTTTCCCCGCGCTGCTCCAGACACGCAAACACCTCGCCCAGCTTCCGCCGAAACGCCGCGTTGGCGCGAATCGACTTCACCTCCACCTCCACCGGCTGGCCCGCCAACGTCAGCGTCAGCGTCCGGCACACGATATCGCTCTCCGACCTCTCAACCAATTCGCCCATCGCAACCCCTTCCTCACGTCGGCTGCACCCATCGGAAACTGCCCCGCACGATGAACCAGCCCGTCTTCTCGTCGATATCCGTGGACAGCGCACCCTCCTGCCACGCACGCACCGCCACCCCGCTCACCGTCTTCGTCTCCGGATCGCACAGATAGTCCTGCACCGCCGACAGCACCCCACGCGCCTCGATCAGGTCTTCCGCCCAACCCTCCACCGTGAAACTCGTCTCCTGCTCGGGAACCAGCCCGCTGGCTCCGCCCGACGGAACGCCCGTCTCGCCGCCCCCCATCTGGTAATAGCGAATCGCCGGAAGCGTCACGTCCGCCGGCAGCACGAACGCGTAAACCCGTGAGCTGACAAGCGCCGTAATCGCCGAGGCCGAAACCAACGCGGCCCGAAAGTATTGCGCAGGGTCTTTCACCGTGCTCTCGTCTTTCAAAATCGGGTCAAGGGAACTCATTCCCTTGTGGGGAAAGCAACGCTTCCCGTTGCCGGGGCAAAGCCCCGAAGAACATCATCCCCTCACAACACCTTCCGCCTGCTCCGCATCTCCCGATCCAACTGCAACAGCGCCTTCGACGTACTCCCGAACAAAATCTTGAAAATCCGGTCCCGGTTCTCCTCCACCGAACGCCAGATGAAATCCCGCGGCGCGCTGCGTGCCGTCCCGTACTGCACCTGGTACGCCGGGAAGCCGTACTCCACCGAAAACGGCCGCGCCTCGATCACGCTCTCCACGTACCCGGGAACTTTCCCGAAGCCCCCCGTCTCTCCCGCCGGCAGACGAAACTGCCGGATGATCTCCTTCGAACGCTTCGCGATCAGCTCCGCCGACTCCGCCTTCGCCTCCGTCGTCGCCTCCCCGATCAGCTCGAGAAGCTTCGGCCCGTTCCACTCCAGAGTCATCTTCGCGTTCATCATTGGTACGGCCTCAACGGAACCGTCTTGTGGTTCGCCGCCGCGTAACCCCGGTGCGTCGACGGCGGACCCGAAACCTCATACGTCTCGCCGTCCACCACCACCCGAGCCTCGCGATCGATCCCCTGATCCGGCAGCAGCGCCAGAAACAACGTGTTCTCCCCGATGTCCGCTTCCTTGAACCGCTCCCGCGCGAACGTCCCCGACAGCGTGTAAAGCCGGCACGGCACGCCCGTGTGCGTATTCGCCCAGGAGTAAACCTCGTGCCCCAGCGCATCCGCCCCGGTCACCGTCTTCGTCTGGATCGTACACGTCTGCGGCAGCAGATGGCGGATGCTCACAGCGGCGGCCTCCGATACGCCCCCAGGGTGATCTTGTTCCGGCGCTTCTCCGCATCCGGCGCCGCACGCGAGTACCGATAATCCCCGATCCCCTCGCTCTGAAAAACCTCACTCCCCACCCGGAGATACTCGATCACCGACCGCCTTAAACACTCCTGCCTCACCCGCGCCGGATACTTCGCCGTGTAGACCTCCGTCCCCGCCGCATGCGACGACGCCGTCGTCCCGTTCACGCCCCGCACCATCGTAATCGTGTTCGACCCGTCGCTGGACGCCGCCGTCACATAACACTGCTCATCGCCGAGGCGAATGGTCTGCCCCACCTCGATCTCACCCTCCGCCGAGACCGTGCCCGTCCCATCGTCCGCCGCCGAAACCTCGATCGTCACACCCGACTCCGACCAGGGCGAAGCGCTCTGACCGTCGCCGTACCCCCAGATGCCCGTCACCTGGATCGACTGATCCCACACCGGCCACAGATGATCCCCGCTCACGTGCCGCATCAGTTCCACCTTCGGGAACGAGTCTCGCGGCAGCAGCCAGAAATCGCTGTTCTCCGTCCACGTCTCCCCGTCGAAAGTCCCGTCTCGCTCGCGATCCACCGTCAGGCTGCTCACCGAAAGGCAATCCTCCGGTAGCGACAGGCGCAGGTCGTGCACGTTGTTCGCCCCGTCCAGGTACACAGTCCGGGACTCCGTGTAGAACCGCCGGTTGCACTCGTGATCGATCTCTCGCGACACCCCTTCCAGGATGGCGAGCAACAAATCGTCATGCGTCGTCACCGACAGGTTCAGCCGGTCCAAATCCTTCAGGTCTGACAGCAGCCCATACAGGTTCATGGCTTACCCCGTCACTTCGACTTCTTCCGAGACCGCTCCCGGTCCACAGGGCGCGCGGCGTTCCCACCAGAGGATGCCGCCGGAGACAACGCAGATTGCGCCCGACGATCCGCCGTCTCCACCTCGCCACCCCCCTGCGTCGGACGCACCGGCGCCGCAGAACCCTCGTTCAGCAGCAGCGTCGCCAGCCCCTCCTCCACCTCGATCTCCTGCCCCGGCGACACTCGCCGCCCGTGCAGCACGCAGAAGCGTTTCATTCGCAGTTGCATAGATTTGTCCCTCAACTCTTGCTCGTAATCTCGTCGCTGCCCATCGAGTCCACCGGGTAGTGGATATCGAACTCCTTCAGCAGCGCCTCACCCGTGTAGGTATCGCTGCCGCCGACGCGCGACAGTTTGATGTCCAGCATACTGCTGATCTCTGCATTGGCCTTGCTGAATGGCTCCCAGGTATCGATCTGATACGTGTACGCCGTCCCGTTTGCCGCCACGGTCAGGTCGGCGGTTGTCCACGACCCTGCCGTCTCGCCGTTGTTCAGCCAGCGGTACTCCAGGCGCCACAACACGTTACCCGTGTTCGTCGTCGTCGGCTGCCAGTGGACGTGCGGGTAGATGTCGCCGCCCTCGGCGTATCGATGCGGCAGTTGCGCGATGATTTGCAGAACCTCAGTGCCGCTCGCATCAAACAGCCAGCCCACATTGGTCATATCCCAATCCGGGTCGGCCTCCGCCCCCGGAGGATTGACCGCCGTCGCAGGAAACAAAACGTCATCCCACAACACAGGCGAAACACGGGGGTCCGTCAGAACCTCGCGGCCATTTGCCCAGCGACTCATCGCAGCCTCCAGATCACGGTTGCGCCAACCGTCTTCGCGCCGGCGTTTCCCCACTCCACGGCCAGCGTGTCGTCTCGAGGCAGAACCGCCCACGAGTCAGGCCGCCACACGAAATCCGTCGTGCTCACCATGCTCTGGCTTGCCAGCAAAACGTCATGCGCGCTGTTCGTCGAGTTTTCCAGCGATACCGTCAGAGTCTGCGTCGTACCTGCCGCGTTCAGGTGCACTCGTACTTCCAGCACCGCCGCGGGACCCCGCACCTTCAACGTCAGCGAACCCGTCGTCACGGTCCGCGAAACCTGTACCTCGTTCAACCGATCCGCCGACGTAACCGTTCCCTGGTACGTCGGCGTCGGAGTAGGAGTTTGGGCCGACACCGAACCGGCCACCGCGAGAGCAAAAATCATCAACCACAAAAGCCGTTTCATGTGTCGGCCTCCTCCCTTTATCAGTTGTCATGCGCCGAGAACGCCGTCCACTCATCGCCCTCGGCGTTCGTGCAGAGCAGCGTCAGAACGTCGCCCTGCCCCTCGGTCAGCGTGATGTTCGCGCCGATCGTCATGCTGGTCCCATCATCGACCCGCATCGTGTTCGACCCGGCGCCGCTCAGGATGCTCAGGACCTGGTACTGCGTCCCGCCGGTCGGGTAGATACCCGTCTGGTTCGCGTCGCTGTTCAGCACCACCAAGTTCTTCCCGGCCGCCGAAAACGTCACCGTCGGACTCGTCAGGCTCACCGCCGACGCCGTCAAAACCTGCGCCGCGCCCAGCGTCAGGGCCCCGTTCAGGTTCAGCGTGCTGTCGAAGTCCACGGCCCCGTCGAACTCCACCGCCTGGTGAAACTGCACGCCATCCGTGCTCGACTTGATGTCCAGGATGCTGTTCGTCCCGTCGAAAAACCGCAGGTTCCCGTCCACCCACTTGCTTTCCACGTTGCTCACCGCCGCGGCGATCGCCGCGATCCCGATCAGCTCGCACACAATCACAATTCGCTTCATCGTCTCATCTCCTTTGCCAGAAGGGCTCTCGTCTTTCAGAATCGGATCAAGGGAACTCGTTCCCTTGTGGGGCTCGGGGCAAAACCCCGAGACTCCGGGGACACGCGCCGAACGCTTTGCGATCTAAGAACGTGCCCCCGGAGAATTACTCCATCAACCATCAGGCAATCGCCGTCTGGGTCGTCTGATCCGAATACCGCGCGCCGCTCAGGATCACGCACACCGACGCGAACGTCTGCGCACTCGGATCGCTGAACGAAACCGCCAGCCACGGGTAGCCGTCCGTCAGCTCGTCGGCGTCGATCTCGATCACATAGAAAATGTTGTCGTTGGCCGAGGTCGTCAATCCCGTGCTCGCCGTCGCCGTCCGGCTGCCCAGCGTGTCGCCCGACGCCGTCGTCTCGCTGTAACTCGCGAACGCGATATCCGTCGTCGTGCTACCGGACGAATCGTCCGATTCCGCCACCGTCACCGTCGACGCCGCACCCGTCACACCCATCTGGATGATGATCGTCGCGTGCTGATAGTTCGCCAGCGAAAAGTAGTCGGTCGTCTTGCCGCCATCGATGTCAATCGGCGGCAGCGCATTGACCACATGCGCCTCTTCCGCTAGAACCATTCCGTGTGCTCCCATGATGTTCTGCTCCTTGCTCGCCGGCCCTTACGCCGGCGTCGAATTGTTACCACCCCTACGCCTGCGAAACGCTGTGATCGTAACGCCGCGTCTCGACCCACTTCGTACCCGTCGTGTCATACTCCAGATCGATGTAGTCGTAGATCGAATCCATCACCCAGTCCGCGTCGTTCCACAACTCCAGCGTATCGTTCAGATGCGTCAGCGTGATCGAGTCGCCGCTCGCCGGTTGCAGACGCAAACTCTCGCCGTCCGTCAGGGCGGTGCCATCGTCCGTGATCGAGTCCAACGTATCCGACGTGCCGCTCTCCGCGTTCACGATGTGATACCCCGCGCCGGCCGTCCGTGTCAGAACGCCCGTCGCCAGCGTCACGTCATCGTTCCCGCTGCCCAGGTACAACTGGTAATCCACCGTGGAGGTCTCGCTCGCCGTCGGACTCAGCACCGTGAACTCCACCGGAATGATTGCTCGTTCCTCCGGGTGAAACGTCAGGGTGAAGTCGCCCGTCATCAGGCAGTTGTCCGCGCGAAAAGTCACCGCCGTACCATCCAGCCGTGCGCCGACGATCTTCACCGAAACCCGGTTGAACGTCGTGTCCTTGTCCTGCTCCATCATCTGGCCCGCACTGTCGAAACCCAGGGCCAGCGCGAGCAGCTCGATCTCCACCTGGTACATCCCCGCCGTCACCTGCACGCTGCTGATCGAGTTGTCGCCGTCGATCGGCAGCCAATACCGGCTCGCGCGGTCCAACGTATCCCGTCGCCCGATGTTCAGGGTGATCGGGTTCTCCGTCCGGGGCTGCGTACCCACCAGCGTCGCCGCCGCCGAGTCCGCCGTCCCGAAGTAGAGAAGACCGTATCTGCGCATGCCTGTGTTGTAAGCATCGGTAGCCATCTCGTACTCCTTTCCGGCTGTGGCGCGTAACGGTTCAGGCTACGCGCCACAACTCAACAGTGGTTTAGGCGCGTTCAGCCAGCGTAATGAACGGGCTGATCGTGTTTGTCCCCTTGTAGGGAGTCACAGCGCTCTTCCAGAGAGGCTGCCCATCGATCCGATAGATGAACCGGAAGGCCATCTCGTCGTAGATGAACCGAACATGCATGCTTGATTCCATGTTCATCGGCTCTTTTTCGATGATCACGTACTGAGACAGGTCCGCGAAGATGATATCTCCCGCGTCGCCCAGCGTGGAGCAATACTCTACCGGAATCACCGGGTGCCCCATCAGCGTATTCCAGGGACTCGAAGACAGGTTGCCTGCTGTGGGAAGATAGACCGGAGCGCCACCTGTACCAACCGCCAGGTACATGTTGTGAAGCTCGGGTTCCACGTCCTGGTTAATGAACCAGACGGCGTTTGCGCGGCTTCGAGCAAACATCCGGCTGCGCATGTTGAAGACATTCTCGGCCAGAATCGTGTCCGCCGACTGGCCCGATTCCTTGGCCACTTCCACCGTTGCGTTGCACGCATCGTCCAGAAGCCCGAGAGGCTTCCCGGCGCCGTTGCCGCGAATGATGGCGTCTTCAATTTCGAACCTCATCTCCTCCGCAAACGACTGGTTGGCGATGGCGTTGATCGCGGAAACATCCCTGAGCAGCTCGTCCGTGGCGTAAAACAGGCTGCCCAGCTTGTGCAGACTAAGCTCCATCTGACGCGTCTTCGGCTTGCTGGAAGTGATCTCGCCGGCCTCTTCCAACCAGTAGGTGCGAACGCCACCCCAACGGCTTCCTCGCGCTCGACTGTCCTCGTCGATGCCGTTCAGCTTGATCCCGTTTGAGTCGGACGAAATGGGAATCCGACGGACGCGCCGTAGAATCTCGCCGCTCTCAAACGCCGCCTTCATGATCTCAGTGGAAAAATCCTTCTGGATCAGAAAGCCGCCGTCGCTCGGAACCGTCGAACTCATGCCGCTTGCGGCACGAGTGTCTGGATTGAACAGGCGAGGATCAACCTGCCCGTCCCTCGATGCTCGCGCGACAGCGCACAGCTGTTCGCCGAGACTGTTGAACCGCCGAAGAGACTCTCGGTTCTCGCCCACCTGAACCCGGGTGCTTTCTGCCTCATCCACGGCCACCCGCTCTTCCGGCTCATCGTCCTCCAGGGCAACAACGGAAACCGGCTCAGACGCGCGGAGCAGACTTATTTCTCGGTCCACTTTCGGCAGGTCGGTCTCCATGATTTCATGACCTCGAGAAATGTCTTCTTCGGTTCTCTCGGTCTTGTTCTTGATCTCCTTCAACTCTTTGAGAAGCAGATCACGCTTTGACATTACAGACGCCAGAGTCATAACCATTCCTTTCTTCTTCGTCTTTGCGCAGGAACTCATAAGCACAAACATCAAGGAGAAAGTTGGCGTCCTGAGTGGAGTGCGTACGCCGCGGCTCCGGCTCCATAGCCTCATTCCGATCCTGCATATCCGTGCACAGGTTTCTGCCCTGCTCTATCGTTGTCCCGGCGTAGGCCGGGATGGGAACAGGCGAAATCTCGTACAGCCTCACCTCGTGAATCTCGCGCAGAACATCCTCCTCGCGCTCGCTCCACGTGTCCTTCATCACTCGAAATCCGAAACTCATCTTGTCGATCAGCCCGTCGCGCACCATCCGCGCCACGTCCTGACCCCACGTCGTCTCCGCCGGCTTCATCGAAAACCGAAGCCCCTGCTCGTCCTCCGACAGTTCCATGGACTTGTTCTTCGTCCGCCCGATCACGTAATCGCTGTTGTGATTCCAGAACGCAAAAAAGTCGTTCTGCTCCTGCAGCGTCTTCGCAAACGCGCCCTGCCGCAGAACCTCCACGAAATCCGTGATCATCGCTTCCTGATCGAACACCGCCGCATACCCCCGCAGCCATTCCGAGTCGCCGTCCAGGTCAAACCGCGCCTCCAGAAAACGCACCTCATCCTCGCCCCGCCGAGGCCGCGGGCTCTCCCGCCGCGCCAGATCATTCGGCCCCGTTCTATACTCAAGAATGTTCATAACTCTGTGCCTCCAACCGCCCCCCGTTTTCACCACACTTGCCGGGCTTCAGCCCGGCTGAACACACGGTGTGCCGACGGAACGTCGGCGCGCCATGCCCTCATCTTTCAAACTCGGGTCAAGGGAACGAGTTCCCTTGCGGGGCGTGGGGCAGAGCCCCACAAACAACAATCCCCCTCATCACCCCGCAGCCACCATGCAATCGCACCCCTGGTGCAGCGGCGGATGCCCCACCTGCCCGCTCACCTGCATCGGCTGTAACCCGATATCGCCCCCCGACGGAAAAACGCTGCCCCCCGCCGGCAGAAACAAAGCCCCAGGCCCCTTCACGCTTCGACCGTTCATCGACTGGCAGAACGGACAACTCTCGCCGATCGTCGTCCACCGCGCCGTAAACCCCGCGCGCAAAATAACCGTCGCCACCACCGCCTCGATCGCCCGTACGCTTTCATCGTTCGCGATCTTCTCCGGACGCCGCGCCTCCCACTCGCCCAGCCGAACCGCCACCGGGTCCTCCTCGGGATCCGCGCCGTCAGCATCCTGCGGCGTATCGGCCAAACTCAGAATCTGCCCCGCCGAACTGTCCGCATGGCGCAGCGCATAAACGCCCAGGTACTCGCCCGAGAACTCCGACGGCAAGTCACCCGCGCCGTTCAATTCCGCTGCCGCAAGCGCCGCGGCTTCCTCAATCGTCGCCTGCAACGCAGGACCAAAAATCCGCGAGACCAAAGACCGAAACGCACCGCCTCGGCCGTACCACTCACGCACCCAATCCGGGAACGACGGCGCCGCACGACCCGCGAAACGCTTCCGCGCCGCCAAGACCTCCTTCGTCTCCCGCGCCACCAGCCGCGAAGCCGCATCCAGCAGCAACGGACGAACCACAGACCGCAGACGCAACCGAGACTCCGCCGCCGCCGAACGCTTTTCCGTGGGCGCCGGAACAAAGCCCCTGGACGGCGAGGCCGAATCCTCCTCCACGTCCGCCCCCTCCTCGATGTTCGCCTCCAGCGACTGCACAACCAAACTGACCGGCGCCATGTTCAACGGCATAAAATACTCATCGCCGTTGTCGATCGGCGGCAGGTTATCCCGCTTCCGAATCTCGTTCGCCGACAGCCAGCCGCCCTCACGGCCGATCTTGTACGCCTCGTAACGCGTCTTCAAATCCGAACGCAGCAGCGCCGCCATCTCGAACTCCGGGTAGTACTCGTTCCACTCATGCGGCGGTTGCAGGTCCAGGCGAATACGCCCCTCCCAACGCGCCGCGTAATGTCCAATCGAATAAATCGCAAACTCCAGGGACTGCTGCTCGATGTTCGCCATGTTCGACCGCGACAGGTCCGACAGCCGATGCGGCGGCACGCCGAAAATCCGCGCCACATCCTGCACGCTGAACACCCGCTGCTCCACCACCTGGGAATCCTCCGGGCTCACGCCCAGATTCTCGTAGTCCATATCCTCCTCGAGAACCAGCACGTTGCCCGAGTTGCCCAGGCCGCGGTGCCAGTCCTGAAACGACCGGCGCAGATTCTTCACGCCCTCGTCGTCCAGGGTCCGCTTCACCTGCAGTTTCCCCTTCGGAATCGTGTCGCCGCCGAAATAGCGCGACGCAAACTCCTCCTGGGCCACCGCCAGCGCGATCGACTCCCGGCACGAATCCAGACCACTGCGACCGGTCGCCGCGCCCCGGTAGTGATCGCGCAGGTGAAAGATTCGATCCGACGGAATCTGCCGCCTCGGAGAACCGTAGCGATAAATCATATCCCGACCGCTCGTTCCAACCTCCATGCTGCGCGGATCGAGAATCCACAACTCCAGAACCCGGCCGTTGCGCTTGCCCCGGACAATCTCCGCAAACGCATCCCCGTACACCAAAAGGTTCGTCTGCATCGCCTCCCGAAACTCCATCGCCGACGTGTTCGGGTTGGGCCGGTCATGCAGCACCGGGTACAGGTAATGCTCCATGGCGACCTCGCGGCCGCCTTCCGGAGTCATCCGGTACATCTTCAGGGGCAGCATCGCCACCGCACTCGCGATACTGTTGATCGCGGCGAACACCGCCGGCGCGCTCAAGGCCCGGTCCGTGTCCAGGCGCACGCCCGAAGCGGTCGGAGGAGAGACCTCCTTCCACCACTCCTCGGGACCGAAACCCCGTTTCAGTAATGTCGCGGTGAGGCGATGCAGCATGGAACGAAACATCGCAGACTTTCTACGCCGTGGATTCCCAATGGCGTGGTTCCAGTCTGCCCAACCTCAAAGAGTACGTCAAGTGCAATTATTACGAAATGGAAGGAAAATAATGCTGGTCACAGCGTCACCAGGCCCCGCTTGTTATAGACGCTCGGGCCATCCGACTCCTCAACATCCATCGCCAGCGACAGCGCGATCACCGTCGCCACAATCCCGTCGATCTTTTTCCCAGAGTCCCGCTTCGGCTTCACCGGACGAATCATGCTGTTGTTGTCCTCCAGAATGCTCACCGAATCCGCGTGCCACATCAAAACCGGGTTCCCAGAATGGTACAGCTTCCGTTGAACCACCAGCCGCTCCAACTCCTTCGACGGCGCGTTCAGCGTTACATACCCCTGCCGAACCGGCAGCATCGGCAGCCCGTCATAACTCGCCATCTTCGCCGCCGTCGTCGTCGCGTTCCAAGGGTCGTAGCCGATCTTCTCAATCCGGAACCGCTCGAAATCCTCGTTCACCGCCGCACGCACCGCCTCATAGTCCAGCACGTTGCCCGCCGTCGTTTCGATCAACCCCTCCCGGATCCACTGCGAGTACGGCACGCGATCCCGGTGCTCCCGCGCGCCCACACCCTCCGAAGGAACCCAGAAACGAACCCGAACCACAAAGCCGCCGTCCGGCAGCGGAAACAGCAGCGCCCATGCCGTCAGGTCCGCGCTCAACGCCAGGTCGATCCCGCCGTAACAAGGCATGCCCAACAGATCGTCATCGGAAAACTTCTTCTGCCCGCACTCCTGCCAGGCGTTCATGTCCAGCCACCGGTCCGACTGCTGCACCCACACATTCAGGTAGTACCGCAGGAAGGTATTCAGATTGCTCGGCGCCGCCAGGGCTTTGTCCGCCTCTGCCTCGATGGCCGTGATGTCCACGCCGCCGTGCCCAAGCCCCGGGTTCGCCTTGATCCACGTCCGTCGATCGCGCCAGTCGTCCCCCTCGTCGATCGTCGCAATGTAGCCCAACACATGATCGCCGTCAACCTGCCCCTCCAGGATGCGCCGCACGTATTCCCGCTCGAGGAAGCAAAACGATTGCGTCGTGTTCCCCGCCGTCGTCAACGCCACCAGCAGGGGCTGAGAACGCGCCTGCGTCGAAGTCCCCAGGACATCGTAAACCTCGCCATCCCGATGCGCATGCAGCTCGTCCACGATCCCCGTCGAAGTGTTCTTACCCTGCAGACTGCCACTCTCCGCCGCCAGGGCTTGCATCACGCCGTCCAGCGCCGGGCATTCGATCGCGTACTTGTGCACCACCAGCTTCCGCCGAAGTACCGGAGACTGCCGAGCCATCGATTGCGCCGCCTTGAACACAATCGACGCCTGATCCCGCGTCGTCGCCGCCGAGTACACCTCCGCGCCGGCCTCCCGATCCATCGTCAGCCCGATCAGCGCGATGCCGGCCGCCAGCGTCGTCTTCCCGTTTTTTCGCGGCACCTCCTTGTAGACCCGCCGGAACCGCCGCGTCCCGTCCACCGATCGCTTCCAGCCGTACAGCGGCGCAACCAGACACTCCCGCTGATCGTCGCGCAGCTCGAAAGGCTGCCCGGCCAGCGGGCCCTTGTAGTGCCGGAGGCCCTTCTCGAAAAAGTTGATCGCGTTTTGCGCCGCCGCTTCGTCCCAGTAGAACCCTCGGGCCGGCGCCTCGTCGAAATCCCGGATCAGCCGCTCCACGCAAAGCCGCTCCAGGCGGCACAGCGGCCGCTCCTCAGATTCCGACAATCTCCGCAAACTCGCGATCCGCGTCGCTATCGGACTCGCCATCACTGCCCCTCACCCGCGACCGCGCGCTCGGCGTGAAGCCCAGCTCGCTCGCGAACTTGTTCAGATCCACCCGGGCCCGCTGCGCCTGGGAAACGTACGGCGAATTGAACCGCCGCCCGTTGTTCATCTGCGTCCGGCCGTACTTCTTGATCATCACCAAACACGTCCGCCACTCGTCGTACGTCGCGCAGTAGTTCTCCAGCACCGCCCGATCCAGCACCGTCACCATCCCCTGGGGCAGTTCCCGCACCACCCGCACCCATTCGTCCTTTCCGTAGGGGCCCATCCACCCCGGCGGCTCCAGCAGCGGCACCACCCGCGGCTCCGGCTCCGCGTCATTCAGCTTCCGCTTCCCCGGATTCCCCTGCAGCTTCTTCATCTTCGTCGGCTTCGGCTTCCGCCCTCGCACCATCGATCCATCCTCCCTCTCTTTTTGCCACCACCCGATCTCTCGACCGCCCCACACCACCACATCTTCGGCCCACTAACCCAAAAGGTTCTAATTCCGCGGTCGCACCAACAAGAC